GGGGTTTTTTAGATGCAAATCTAGCTTTGATAGCAGACCCTTTTCTTTTGTTTTACGGAACAGTAGATGAATTTAAAGTAACGGACAATACAAGCACTGCCACATTGAGTCTAAATGTTACGTCACATTGGGGAAACTTCTCAAAGAAAAGTGGTAGAACAACCTCCGATAATTCACAAAAAAGGTTTTTCTCTACCGATCAAGGCATGGAGTATTCAGCACTTAATCTAGTAGACATTAAATGGGGTAGAGAATGAGTAGTGTTCATTTATATGAAGCAGAAAAAAAAGACTTTGATATGATTTATGAAATGCTCATGGAGTTTAAAGAGGGTGATTTATTTGATAAAAAACTTCCAGAAGTTGACAAGCCAAAGGTAACATTATTCATCAACACAATCTTAGAAAAGGGAAAGATTATTTTTGCTAAAGACTTAGATAAAGAAGAACTTATGGGGTTGTGTATGTTCCACAAAGCTGAATATTGGTTTAGCAAAAACAAGATAATGAATATCCATGTGCTATATGTAAGAAAACAATATAGAACGTATAACTTAGTAAAAGTAATAGTTGATGCTGTAAAAAATGTATCGGACGGCTTGCCAATATTATTATCAATAAGCACAGGGATACACAAAGACCCAGTTTTTGAAAGACTAGGATTTGAAAACATGGGAAGTAATTGGAGAATGTTCTAAATGTGTGGGTTCGTTCAAGACATTATTGATTTTGTTGAAGATGTAGGAGATTTTGTCGGTGATGTAGTAACAGGTGTAGTTGACGTTGTTGAAGATGTAGTGGTTGGGGTCGTTGATGTAGTCGTAGACGTAGTAGATGAGGTTATAAGTTGGGTAGCACCCCAACCAGAAATACCAGAGTTTACGGAGGAGTTTGAAGAACAAGTAGCAAGAGGAATATTAGTAAATAAATTTACCGCTAATTCAAGTATTCCTGTAGTGTATGGAACACGAAAAGTTGGTGGAAATGTTGTCTTTGTAGAAACGTCTGGCACAGATAATCAATATCTATATATGGCGGTGGTTCTAAGTGAAGGGGAAATAAACAGCGTTGAAACCTTATTTGTAAACAATCACCAAGTAACTTTGTCGGGTTCACTCACCGATGGCACACAAAGAACAGTAACAAGTGCGGATGCTAACTTCTTTGATACGGAAAATACAAATAGTTTGATTACAGTACAGGCGCATTTAGGCACAGATACACAAACATCTTCATCACTATTAGGCGAAGTGAGTTCATGGACTTCAAATCATAGACTACAGGGTTTAGCCTATCTTGCTTTACGATTTGAATGGAATGCAGAAAAATTTGGTTCATTGCCAAGAGTGCAAGCAACTATAAAAGGGCGAAAAGTATACAACCCTAATTTAGATAGCACAGTCACAGGCGGTAGCGGTAGCCATAGAGCAGATACAAGCACAACATGGGAATATTCCGATAATCCAATACTACAGCTATTAGATTACCTCAGAAATGACAGGTTCGGGATGGGAATAACGAATAGTTATTTTGATAGTAATTTTGCGGATTGGCAGACCGCCACCGATGTTTGTGATGCTGATATAACCCCTTTTACTGGTGCAAGTGCGATAGACCTTTTAGACAGTCACATAGTGGTGGATACATCCCGAAAAGCTATCAATAACGTCAAAGAGTTTGTAAAAGGGTCACGTTCTTATCTAAACTTTTCAAGTGGTAAATATAATATCCTAGTCGAAAGCACAGGTTCAGCATCAATAACACTCACGGAAGACAATATTATTGGTGGTATAAGTATTCAAAGCAAAAACAAGAACTCACGATATAACAGGGTTATTGTAACCTTCATAAACCCAGATAAAAACTTCCAGACCGACACAGTACAGTTCCCACCAGTAGATGAAACAGGTTTAGACTCCGCAGACCAACATGCAACCATGAAAACAGAAGATGGTGAATTGCTATTAGAAGGTCGCTTTGATTACACGATGCTGACAAACGCCCATCAAGCACAAGAAATGGCTGAAATAATTTTAAGGCGGTCACGATCTAGTTTAGATATCTCTTTAAGAGCAGATGGCACAGCGTTAGACTTAGCTGTAGGGGATATTGTAAACGTAACCCATGCAACCCCGGGATTTTCCGCAAAACCTTTCAGAGTGCAGAGAATATCGGTAAATGCAGACCATACAGTAAGTATTCAATGTTCGGAGCATCAAGATAGCTTTTATACATTTGGTACACAACAAGCACTACCAACGATACCCGATACATCACTTCCAAACCCATTCTTTGTTCAAGCACCCACTATTTCAGTCACGGATGAATTACGTTCACGAAATGAGGAAGCCATAGCGGTGTTATTGGTAAATGTAACAGCTACCGATTTATTTATTACGGATTTTGAAGTACAAGCCAAAAAGTCAACAGACTCAGTTTTTATCAACTTAGGTAGAGGTAGTTCATCGCAGTTTGAACTTGTTAATGTAGAAGATAATGTGGTGTATGATGTTCGGGCAAGGTCGGTGAGTTCAATAAGTCGGTCAGTCTTTGTAAGCACAACGCATCAAGTAGTGGGAAAAACATTACCACCCGAAGATGTAACAAATTTTAGTGTAAATATAATAGGTACAGAAGCACATTTAGGATGGACTCCTGTATCAGACTTAGACCTTTCTCACTACAGAATAAGACACGCTAAAGAAACAAGCGGTGCAACGTATGCCAATGCAGTAGACATTGCGTCAAAAGTTTCAAGACCTGCAAACACTGTTATAGTTCCTGCAATGACAGGAACATATTTTATAAAAGCGGTGGATAAGGTTGGTAATAGTTCTGAAAATGCGGTGTCTACAGTGGCGATAATAGACAGTATAAAGTTTTTAAATTTAGTAGCAACAAGCACCCAAAGTCCTAATTTCACTGGTTCAAGAACAAATATGGCGGTGGTGGATAATAAACTACAACTTGGAACAGCTAATAATTTTGACGATGTTGCAGGAAATTTTGACGATGCAGGGGGGTTGTTTGATGGTGGTGTTGGAAATGTCGCTAGTTCTGGAACGTATGAATTTGATACACATATAGATTTGGGGGCGGTTTACACGAGTAGAGTTACCGCCAATATGAATGTTGCACGAATAAGCTTTGTAAATGCTTTTGATGATGCTACTGGTAATTTTGATGATAGAGCAGGTTTATTTGATGGTGACCCACAAGAGTTTGACGATACAAATACAGAGTTATTAGTGGCAACGACAGAAGGTGACCCAAGTGGTTCACCCACATACACAGATTTTAGAAAGTTTTTTGTAGGTGATTACAAAGCAAGAGCATTTAAATTTAAGCTTCAAATGACAAGTCAAAAAGGTACAGCAACACAACAAGTGTCATCGTTATCGGTTACTGTAGATATGCCAGACAGGGTTGTGGCTGAAGCCGATGTTGTAAGCGGAACAAGTACCAGTGGTAAAGCAATAACATTTAGTCCTGCATTTAAATCATTACAAGGTGTAGGAATTTCTGCTCAAAACTTGGCGAGTGGAGATTTCTATGCTATAACCAATAAAAGTGAAACAGGGTTTACAATAGAATTTTTTAATAGTTCCAGTGCAACAGTAAGCAGAACTTTTGATTATGTCGCACGAGGATTTGGGGAAATAGCAAGTTAGAGGTAACAAATGTCGCAAAATGATTTATCAATAGCAAATCAAGGGTTTGCATCGTTTCGGTCAGATTTAAACTCAGCATTACAAGCATTAGGGTCAACAAACTCTGGAACGTCAGCACCCTCAACCACATATGCTAATCAGTTATTCTATGACACTTCAAGCAATATTCTTAAAATAAGAAACGAAGATAATGACGCTTTTATATCTCTTTTTACTCTAGACCAAGTGAATGACAATATTGAAAGTCTTACGATTGATGGAGCAATAAATTCTAAGTCACTTGACGTAAATGGTTCAATAGTGTGTTCCCCAAACACGGATGGTAAAAATACGTTTGAGTTATCCACTAGCGATGTGAACGAAGGAAGACTAAGAATTAAAGATGTTGACACAACAACAATTGAAATAAGAGCAGGGGGGAATAGTTTTTTAAATGGTGGCAACGTGGGTATAGGAACAAGCTCTCCTGCAACTCTCTTACACGTTGAAGCTTCAAGTGGCAACGGAAGTATGCAACTTATAAGTTCAACAACTGGTACATCTTTTATAAATATGGGTGACACAGGTGATGCCGACGCAGGACAAATAAGTTATATTAATAATGATAATGCTATGGCTTTCAAAACAAATGCAGGTGAACGCATGAGGATTGATAGCAGTGGCGCAGTAAGAATAGCAAACACTTCAGGAACACTTTTTAATAGTAGCTCTGCAACAGGTGTAGTAGCAGGTACGTCTTTGCAGGTTGCAACTTCTGGTGCAACAGCTTTATTTGTAAACAGAATTTCTAATGATGGGCAGGTTGTAGGATTTTATCAAGGTGGAACACAAGTAGGAGCAATTATCACTAGAGGGGGTGAGTTTTTATCTGTTGGAGCAGGAGATACATTTTTAGAGTATAATTTTGGTTCTGACCAAATAAACCCTAGCAGTGGCAATTCAGCTAGAGATAATGCAATTGACTTAGGAAGTAGTGGTGCAAGGTTTGATGACATTTTTGCTACTAATAGTTCAATCCAAACGTCAGACCAAAATGAAAAACAAGACATAGCAAGTGCAACAACTAAAGAACTTAACGTGGCTAAAAAGCTATCTACACTATTCAAGACGTTCAGATGGAAAGATAAAGTCACAGAGAAAGGTGACAAGGCTAGAACACACACAGGAATAGTAGCACAAGAGGTTCAATCAGCTTTCGAGGCAGAGGGATTAGATGCGTCCAAGTACGGCTTGTTTACATCAGACACATGGACAAATGAAGATGGCAAAGAGCAGACAAGACTAGGTGTGCGATACCCTGAGTTATTTTCTTTTATCTTCTCTTCTATAGAAGCACGATTGACAGCTTTGGAGTCAAAGTAAGAAGGACAAAAAAATGGCAGTAACATGGAAAATAGTAAACACTGATTATACTGTAAAAGGTGCAAAAGGTACAAATCAGATACACCAATTACATTGGACTTGCACTGATACAGAAACAGTGGATGGTGTAACACATAGTGGACGTATGTATGGTAGCATAGGATGTCCTGACCCATCTGGTTCATTTATTGAATACGCAAAAGTTACAGAAGCAAATTGTATAACATGGGCAAAGGCATTGCTTGGTTCTGATGAAGTAACTAGAATAGAAACAGCTGTTGCCAGTCAAATTTCAGAAAGCAAAACACCCACAACAGGAACAGGACAACCTTGGAGCAGTTAAAATGAGCAACGTAATAAATATTGATGGTAAAGAATACCCTATAGACAATCTTAAAAATGACCAAAAAGTATTAATAGATCAAATTACTTTATGCCAAAATAAAATAAATGAACTAAGTGCATTGGTTAGACAAATAGATATTTATGAAATAGCAAAAAACGATTATGTGCAAAAACTTTCAACATCTCTACAAACCGATGAAACACTACAAAACATAGAGGACTCAGAAGCAGGATAATGACCAAAGCAGACATAAATGCAATATTAATGGAACTGAGCGTACTTAAAAACGATATGTACCACTTCAGACAGGACATGGAACGTAGGGTATCCAGACTTGAAAGAATAGTCATTTCTATAACCGCGTTTTATGTTCTTAGCTCGTTTGGTGTAATCTTCAACACTATAGTGCTATAACTTGGATACAGGGGGGTTAGTAAATGTTTGACCCCATAAGTATTAGTGCAAGCTTAACAGTTGCCAGTACAGCCTTTAATGGCTTAAAGAAGGCATTTCACGCAGGTCGGGAACTCGAAGCTATGTCGCAAGACCTATCAAGGTGGATGGGTGCGGTTTCGGATATAGATAATGCACACAAGTCAGCTAAAAACCCTTCATTACTAAAAAAGGTTATGAATGGCAAAAGTATTGAACAAGAAGCCATCGAAGCATTTAGTGCTAAACAGGCGTTAGAACAACAAAGAAATGACCTCAGAACATTCATTCAATACAGTCACGGACAGTCAAAATGGGACGAATTATTGCGGATGGAAGCAGACATAAGAAAAAGAAGACAAAAGGAGGTTTACGATAAGCAGAAATTCAGAGAAAAAGTTATCACTATTGTGGTACTTGTCATCGTTCTTAGTGTTGGTATTGGTTTTTTGGGTCTTCTCATTTACTCACTCATGGGGTTGGACAGAGGGTGGTTCGGATAATTGTGTAAGAAAAGAAGGTGGACAAGAAACGTTTGAATGGCTGTGTGTCGATGGGCAAATCATATATTTAGCAAAATCGGAAAATATAATACAATGTTTTAGCTGTTTCCTTAAAAAATTTAGCGACTGGACATGGGAACAAGAAATAAGAAAAGGCATAAGAGAAGACCCAAAATATATAACCTGTAGGAGATATAAAAGAGTGAAAGCAAAGAATGGACAACAAGTATGTTTATACAAAGGTGCAAACGATACATATACACTAGTGGTTGAAGGGAGTTGCCCTGTTGAATATTCTTGCCGTTATGACCCTCATGGTAAACCGCCCAATATTGACCAAGTTTTAGACTCACTCAATGACAGTTTTAAAAAATGACACAGAAGAAACTAGAAAAAGATTCAAAATATAACGAAATGGACGCTAACAAAGATGGTGTTATTTCTGATGTTGAAATAGATAGTTGGCAACAAACAGAAGAAGTCAAAAGAATAAACAGAAAGCAAATGCATCAACGAAACATGGCTTGGGTTTCTCTAGGGTCTATGTTGGTGTTTACAATAATAATGTTTACCCCCTTGATACCAGATTCACGAATAAAACTACTCACAGACTTATCAAACCTATTTTATCTGGCACAAGCAGGTATTGTTGGTGCTTTCATGGGGTTTTCGGTCTTAGATAGAACAGGAGTAAAAAAATGAGTTTATTAGGGTCACTTGTAGAACCAGTAACAGGGTTATTAGACAAATTTATAGAAGACAAAGACCAAAAGGCTAAACTTGCACATGAGTTAGCTACAATGGCAGATAAACACGCTCAAGCACTAGCGTTAGCACAAATAAAGGTAAATCAAGAAGAAGCTAAAGGGAATGTTGGGAATAGCAGGAATGAGAAGCGTAGATAAAGCGTTCAAAACAGATACAAAGGGGAAATAATATGGCTTTCACATTATCACAAAGAAGTTTAGGACGATTAGATGGAGTAAATAACAAATTACACTCAGTAGTAACCACCGCCATCACACTGACGAATTGCGATTTTGGGGTCACTTGTGGACTCAGAACCGAAAGAGAGCAAGAAGAATTAGTAGCTAGAGGTGCTTCACAAACAATGAACAGCAAACACCTTACAGGGGATGCGGTTGACGTTGTTGCGTATATTGGTTCACGAATTTCTTGGGAACTAAATTTGTATGATGAAATAGCAGATGCGTTCAAGGAAGCATCAATAAAAGAAGGTGTGCCGATTAAATGGGGTGGTGCTTGGTCTGTACCAGACTTGCGTGATTGGGAAGGTACAGCCGAAGAAGCAAGGGAATCGTACATTGACCTTAGAAAAAGCCAATCAAGGAAATATTTTTTAGACTGTCCTCATTTCGAGGTAAGTACTTGATTTTATTGAATAAATCTCAGGATATAAAGACATGAAAAAAGTATATTTAAAGCTTTATGATTTCTTCTCAAAGATTGCTAGTTATTTTCTTAAAAAATCATTGAACCAAAAAACCAAAGGGGGTTATCATGGCACTAACACCAAAACAAAAAAAACTACCAAAAGGACTACAGGAAGCAATTCTAAAAAGTCAAAAAAAGGG